TTGAAAGTTTACCAAAACTTTTATTTGTATTATTTAAAGTAGCCGATGCTTTATCAACTGCTGTTAAAACGATTTGTAAACCTTTTTGTGCAATAGCCATATTATTTTATTTATTTTTTCTTCGTGATTTTTTTATTTGTTGATTCTTGTGGTAATTTTCTATGTTAACTTTTTTATTTAAAGCGTCTATAAACCAACCTGGCTGATCCATATACTCACCATAAGTCCATTTCATATCGTGGCAAATCAAAATTATCATTAGTTCGTCTCCAATGCTACCACTACCAACATTCAACAAAGAATTATATTGTGTTTCTATTTTTGTTAATTTTTTTTTTCAGCTACCAAGATGTCGTTTATCTTAATGTTTACTTCTGTAAAAACATCTTCATGTATTCCTAATATTATTTCAAGTGAATCTCCTTCAATCTTTTTTCCATTCTCGTCTTTTATTTCCTGAACATATCTTTTCAATGTTTCATTTTGTAATCTTATTTTTTTGTTAAAGCTGATATTATCTACATCAATTTTTTCACCATCCTTTAAGCCGTCTAACAAAATAGCATTTATTGCTTGTCTATCACCACCAGTTAAAAATTTTCTAATAGTAATTTCATAACCTTGCTTAGTTTTAAAAGTTATTTTTTCGTCATTCATAAATATTTATATTAATTATAAGTTCCACACTTTTTACATTGCCTTTTGGCGGGCAGTAATAGAGCCAACAACCCAATAGGAAAAAACACAACACACACTATTAAAGTTAAGCAACCATACCTTGCTATGTGGGGTGTTGACTCTTGGCATTTAAAACAAAACTTTTTCATAAAATTCAAATTAATTATTAAACTATAATCTAGTAATTTGATGTCAAATTTACAAGAGTACAGGCATTTATTACATTATCATTTAAACCAGCGTCATAAAGGGCGTTAAAGTCTAAAGTCTGTGTAACAATTTCATTCATTGAGAAATCACCGCTCCAGTTTTCAAAATCCGTCTTACTTAAATCTAAAGTCCATTCGGGATATACGGTTGTACCACCTGTTAATACGCTTGTTCCAGTTAAATCAATTCGTAAAGCCTTATAGCTTCCGTCTGTAATATAACCGAATAAAGTTCTGTTCTCATAATCTAATTCTATCGAACCACTAACACTGAATAATTTATTTACAATATCTTCAGGGTGTAGAGTTGAAAGAGTTGCGCTAACTTCTGCATTCTTTTCAAAGTTCAAAGTTAAACTCTTTAATTTCGTTGCGGTTGCAGCGGTTAATGCGGCAGTTGTTGCGGCGATTTTAAAGGTTAAATTTCTACCAATAAACTTATCTTCACTTGCATAACTAGCAGTTACTCCGCTTGATGAAGCACTTCCTTTTCCTAAAAAGTTTACCGTATAAGATATAATTTCATTTGGGACAATGGTAATAGACAAACTATTAATCATTGATAATTCATAAACAAGCTGACCAATAGGGTCGGTTGTTGTAAGTGTCAAACTATCGTGTTGATTATCATTTTGAAGTGAATAGGCGTGAGTATAGGCTACTGTGTCTGTTGGACCAGTTGTACTTACTGTTCCCATAAGGGCTAACAAAATCAACCCAAAACTTTCAACACCTAATTCTACATTCATCTCACCCTCGGAATGAATCATTGTTAATGGGGCTTGATCGCCACCAGTAATTCTTCCAAAAGATGTTTCAGATAATGCACGAGTTGGTACATCATAAAAGTCAAAAGAATTTACATTCAACCAATGTGTTGGTGCTACACCAACTCCACGAGTTGCTTCTTTTCCAATACCGACTGACTGTCGTCTGCCGATCCATTTTACATCTGACATAATTTTTTTTATTTAATTTTTTATATTTCTTTACAATACCGACCTTTATGATATTGCGTTTAAATCTACTGATACTAAACAAGTTAAATCTATTGTTGCTACTCTATACTGGTCTTCTTCTCCCACATATCCCCAATAGCTAGGCGTTGCAAAGGTTTGCAAGAAAGTATAACCAGTCTTTGTCGGAACTCCAACAGTTTCTAATGTATAATCCTTATCGCAATCGTCTATCACCGAATCTACTAATTCTCTCATAACTCTTTCAGCTTCTTTTTTACTTCTAACCGTACGACTAACAAATAGTTGAACTTTAAATGCGTATATGCGGACATTTTCTTCTGTCGTGCTGTAATCAGACTCATTGCTACTTGGAACTATATTTGCATACGGGTCTGAATCTGTTTGTATCTTTTCATATGCGTAAACATCTGACAATAAATTATTATTACTTAGTATTGTTTTTAACTTTTGGATTATTTCTTCAAACATATTATTATTTCGCGAGGTCTCGTGTAATAAGACCAGTTGCGTTTAAAAATTCTTTCTCAACTTCTGCTCGTTTGTTTTGTAAAGCAGTATCTAAAAACGGTCTAGCTTTCATCTTCCAAGTTCCTTCGTGTACATAGATGGCGTAATCTGTATGCGGAGCAATCGTTGCTTTAAGTGGTTGTATTGCTGTTCTAATACTTCCCTTTAATAAACCAGTCCTGACTGGCATATAACCACCTGTCTTTAAATCTCTTTCAAGTATTAAACTACCACGCTTAATTGCTCTAGCATAATGTTTATTAATTATACTTTTAGACCTAGCAAGATTTTTTTGAAGCTCTGCCAAACCCTTAATAAATATTTTTGTACTCATACTAATTCAACAATTATTTCACTATGTTCAAAACTGCCAAAGTTTCTTTTACTAACTCCACCAGTAACGACTTTATAAAAATTACTAGATGAATCTTTTAATCTGTCGCCTTCCTTAACATCAACACTGGAATCCATATAAATAACATAGCCTTTACCAAAAGCACCACCGACCAATTCTAGTCGCTGTCTGTCTAGCGGTTGTATGTGTGCCTTTGCAGAAGTTACTGTACTGGCAAGAAATTTATCAGTACCAGCTTGTTGAGTCCTGCGGGCAATTACAATCGTCTCATCTTTTAAAAATTGCATTAATTTTGGCATATCTTTATATGGTAAAATCTCTATAATTATTTAATATTGATATTGCTCCACTATTGTTTGCGATATCATCTAGCCCAGCACCACCAGTTACATAGTTTACAGAATAATCTCCTAAACGAGTTCCTGAAACTACACCACCATCAATTCCCTGTTTGATTATCTGCGACAACATCATTGTTGAGGCTAATTCTACATCTGCTGGAACAGCACTACTATTTCCCCAAACACCAGTAATCTCAATCTTTTTATTTCCTGAATAGAATGCACCAACACTTGAAGAAGTTGATAATCTTATTTCAAACTTTGGTGTTGTGTTTAGTGGATATAACATATAATCATTATCCTGTCCCTCGGTCAAACTTGAAACAACATCTCCGTTTGTGTCTAATATCTTTAAAGAAGTAACACTAATTAAATCGTCTTCTTGATCTAGGAATAATGTTCTTTTTCCACTTCCATCAAAATATCTAGTCTCTGTGTCGGGTTCAAAATTCTTATTTGTAAATTTTTCTATCCAAGCAGAAACAGAGGCTTCCCAATCAGAAAACCCAGCGTCTATAAAAGCATTGGTGTCTATTTGTAAGTAATTCAAAACCTTTACTTGTGTTGTTAACATAACTTTTTATTAATAATCTCTAACTGAATAAAACGGCATAGATGTTCTTTTAATATCGTCAAGGTCAATCATAATTGCATCGCCTTTATCAATAAGGGCTTTTGCAATATTTGATTCTACATTAACAATAGCACCAGCTTTATTCTTTAGAAACTGTTTTTTTAGTTTAATTTTCATAGGCTGTCTCAAGGAGTTGAAAAGGAATATTCAACTCCAAATGACAAACTATAAATAGTTTAAGCGATTCCGGTAAGACCCTTGATGGCGTCACCAAGAACAACATTACCAGCAACTCTGTGTACAACACGAATTGCAGTTTGGTCTTTCGTAACATTTTGTTTTTAACTAAATGAGTTTTTTATCTCATTTTTCACCAGTTTTATTTATATCTGGTGGTCGGCATATATCATTATCCCCATAAAGGATAAAGGGCGCTCGTGGTGGAATTACTAACCTTTAAGGTTTCGTCCACTATGCTCTGAAGCTTCAAGGATATTGCTATCCAAGCTAGCCTGCTGATTGTCCTTGTTTTATTAAGGATTTTCCAGCAATTCACCCTTTTTATACTACGCTTACTAAGAAACGCAGTTTCTGTCTCTTGTGAGATTTTAACTGACATTTGACCTCTATCACCTAACCAATAACCCATCTTGTAGTCTCCGAAGAAAAGTTCGGATTCTGGTAGATTGTTATTCTCAATCACAGCATAGCCATGAAAAGTTGCAGGCTGACCAGCAGCGACTGGTTCTTGCCAGAAATAACGACCGTTGTCGTCTTTCAACTTTCGTAATTCACGGATATTGTTTCTGTGTATTAAGAATTTTGCGTTAGAATGATATTTTTGTGGTAATGAGTATTCGAGGTTGATCATATCATCAAAGCTCAAATTACCAGTGGCGGATGCAATACTTGCAATAGTAGTAGCAACACGGGCGGTTGTTAAACCAGTAGGTTGTGTAGTACCATTTCCAACTGTAATTACTCTATCTTCTTCGCGTTGAATTGCTTCAGCGAATAGGGTAATAATCAAATCAACAATGTCAATTTGGTCACTATCTTCGATTAGCTCATCAGAACTATAAAGGATAGAAGCAAGTTTATATACAGTTAAGGTTGCCTCGTTAAACGTAGCAGTAGTTGTAGATTTAGTAGCGTTCTCTTCAGTCCAAGTGGTTTTTGGTCCAGATGTTAAAGTAGGGATTTTCATCACATCACGTTTCATTGGAATGACACGGACTAATGATCTCATTGAGAATTTCTCAATGATGTCTCTAATAACTTCTGCACGGAACTCATCTGGGAAAAGGTAGCCACCATCTGCGGCAGTCAATTGTTATCGCAAAGGCTCTTTATCCTCTGCTTCTGCATGTTACCATGCAGGTCGGACTATATCTTTAATAGTTAATGAACTATTAGACGGCACTCGTGGTGAAATTACTAACCTTTAAGGTCTCGTTCACTAGTCTCTGAACCTTCAAGGACATCGCTGTCCAAGCTTGGCTGCTGATTGTCCTTATTTTACTAAGGGTTTTCCAGCAATTCACCGTCTTTAAAGAGAGCAATGCCACATAATTACCCTCTGAAAGAGCTTTAACTGTTGAAACATCACCCTTCAAGACAGCTTTAAACCAAGTCGTAGTTTTGGTTTTGTTGTCCATTGTGGCTATTTCTTTTTCAGTTATGTTCAAAATGCTTTTAGCTTTTGTTGTAACTTCTTCTTTATTGTCTAAAGCTTCTAATGCTTTATTCAATTTATCAAGAGGAAGAGACGCGATTATTTCGTTAGCTAAAGATTTTGATGCTTTTTCTACTACTTCTTCGACGTTTTCTTCAGTAGCTTCTTCGGTTTTTGGAGCTTCTTCAACTGGAGCTTCTTCTTTAGGTTGCTCATCTAGTTGAACTTCTTCCATTTCTTTTGTTTCCGAATCTACTAAGTATTTTTTACCGTCAATATCGATAATTTTTTTACTCATAATTAAATATCTTTTTGTGTTAGAAAATAATTAAGATTTATTTTCTGTTTAGTTTGTTAAGTGCAAGGTTGGTTTTCCCTGCAATTTTCTTCAAAATCTGTACTGTCATCTCTTTTTCCGAGACTGGCATTTTTTTAACTGATTTTGTTTGCTCGACTTTTATTTCAGTTATTTCCTTTGGTTCTTCTTTAGGAGTATCACTTAAATCTAAGATTTTCTCCAGAACCACAACTGTCTGTTTAATTTGCTCAACAGCAGAGTTTATTTTAAACCTATTTGCTTTACTAATAACTTTGCCCTCTTTTTTTTCTACCTCAATGTCTTTTGTTTCTTCGGGCACTTCTTCTATTGTTTCTTCTTTTGGTTCTTCTTCTTTAACTTCAACACTTTTATCAACCCATTCTTCAACCTCTTTTTTAACACTGTCGCCATAAGATTTGGCACTAACCATTAATGCGTTTGCATTTGCCGGAACAGCAACTAATGATATTTCTAAAAGTTCATTTCTGGCATTTTTATTATCTTTTTCCATAAGCGCGTTTGGTATAAATCCAACACTCCACGCTTTTATAAATCCTTCTGTTACCATTTTTTCAAGATTCTTTGACAGTTCTGTGATGCCGTGAAAAATAGGTTCAAAAATAAGTTTATTTCCTTCTGTCTTTATATTCTTGGCAACACCAACAACATACTCTGGAAAGTTTTGATGTCCAGCTAACAGAATTGGATTTTTCTTAAAATTTTTCAATTCCCAACGATCTATTTCTAATGAGTCTCCCATTCTATCAATGGAATCATCAGAAGCAATCGCAATCATTTTGCCGTCCACAATTTCTGTAAACGCCTCTATGGATTGTTTTTGTAATTTTTCTTCTTTCATAATTTTTATTTTTCAACACTCAAAAACTCTTTCTTTGAGTTTGTTAATAATTTTCTAATAATGTTGACAACCACCGACCAAATTGCCATAACTGCTGGTGTCCATACACCGAACTCAATGTTTGGAAGTAAATCAGTTAGGTATGTTAATAAAGCACCGATAATGGCTATCAAAGCACCTTTGCCAATTTTACCCCAATCCAATGAGTCTAACTTTAACAATTTTGAATTTTGCATATTTTTTTTATTTAATTAATTTATTTATATGAGCTTCCATCTTTGTATAATATAACCAAGTATCACCACTTACTCCTTCAAAGACCGAAGCGAAATCCCAGTAAGCAAGTAAAGCATTTAATTCTCGTCTGGTCGGAAGTCGTTTATATTTTAGTAAAACTTTACCTGATAAATAAATATCTTGCCACTTATTAAATGGTCCGTATGTGTTTCCATAAAAATCATCAACTGGTACATTTTTTGGAATATCTAGGCT